ATCCAGCACACATGGAGAAAATGAAATTATTTTTTGAGTATTTTAGCCAATTACCTTTCTGGTATCAAACAATATTTGTCGGTGTGATTGCATCTGTGTATGGACTTAAAGCCACTGATTTGATAAAGCGAAAGTAATGAGTAATCAAATTATTAAAATGTTCTCACAGCAGTTTGGGAAGAAGTTTACTCTTAAAGCACAACAAGGATTGAGGACAGCGTATGGCAAAGAAATTAAAAGATTTCACACCTCTGGAAAAAACAAGAAGAAAAAGAAAAGGTAGACACGCCAAGTCTCCAAACAAATCATACACTAGAAAAAAAAGTAGAGGTCAAGGATGAAGCGATGGATCTGTAAACTTTTGCTGCCTGTTGTAAGTAAGTTAGAAAATAAAATGTGGAGAGAAGTGTACGCTAGGAAACCAAGAAAGAAAGATTGGTTTGATGAGTTTATGAAACACACGATGCCATGCAAAGACATGTTTAGGAATTTAAAATAATGGATGTAAAAGATTTTAAAAAGATGATTAAGGAAAAGACTTCTAATAGAAGCAAGAAGGCTTTATCTGTTTATTCATACAAACAAAGACAATCAAGACCCCGAGTGAAGAAGGATATTTTAAGAGATGAAAGTTAGTGATAACACTTCTATCGCTTTACCTTTGCGAAACCTACTGACCATCATAGGAGCTGTAGCCATTGGTGTATGGTTTGCGTTTGGTGTCATTGAAAGATTAAATAATCTTGAAACTAAAAATCAACTCTTTGAAAAAGATTTGCTTGAAGCATCAGTTCAAAAACCCATAGATCAAGAACAGTTTATGTTGATTGAATACTTAACTAAACAAATTGAAAAACAACAAAAGATATTAGAAGCAAACTTACATACTAATGTTATGCTAGAACAACACACGAAAGAAATAGAAAAGATTAAAAAAGATGTTGAAAAACTTAAAGATCAAACTAGGGATATTAAATTTAGTAATGGGAATGGTAAGCATTAATGGAAACAGAACTAATTAATTTCTTTTTAAAATATTTAGACCCTAATTTTTTTAGTAAAGCATTTAGTTATTGCTTTTGGTATTGGGGATTTTTTACAGTGATCTTAATTATTTTATTAAGGAAAAAATAATGACCAAGTTAGTTATCGCATTATGTTTATTTATTAATGGTGAACTTAAAGAACATAGAGTTCAAGATAGTATGTCTGAATGTTTAAAGCATAAAAGAGTAGCTACAAGAAATATGGATATGAATAATAAGCAGTATGTTTGTGGAGAAGTTAAAGCTATCATGGATAAAAATGTAGATGGGTCTTTAAGTATTAAGAAAATTATTATAGAATCCAAATGATAAACGCTGGTAACTTTCAAGAGTATGATTACAATCAAGAATATGAGGAGTGCGAATGGCGATAACCTATAGAGGTGAAAAGTTTTCAGGTTACAACAAACCTAAGAACGCAAGAACTAAGACTAAGAAGTTTGCTGTACTTGCAAAGTCTGGCAACAAGGTAAGATTAATTCGTTTTGGTGATGCAAAGATGACCATCAAGAAATCCAATCCAGCAAGAAGAAAAAGTTTCAGAGCCAGACACAAATGCTCTACGGCTACAAACAAATTGACGGCTAGATATTGGTCATGTAAAAAGTGGTAAGTGCCACGAAAAAAACAACAAAGAATCTTTGTCTATAACTGCGACTACTGTGGAAAGCAGCATGATAATATTGATGCAGGATCAGACTATTTAGTATATGCTAGTAAGAAAAGATTTTGTAGAGAACCTGATTGCTGGTCTCTTTACATGAAACAAAAAAAGGAGGAAGAAAATGCCAGGACATTACGGAATGAAGAAAAAAGGAAAAGGATCTATGGGAAAAAAATCTTCAGCGATGAAGAAAAAAAAGAAAGGCAAGAAGTAGTTTCTAAATTAGAAGAATACTTAAACTATTTGAAGAGAGGTAGAGCATGAAAAAAGGATATCACAAAACAAAGTCAGGCAAGGTAGCCAAGAAAGGTCTTTGGTATAACATCAATCAAAGAAAGAAGAAGGGTATATCAAGATCCAAAAAGAACTCTACCATCTCTGCTAAAGCATACGCTAAAGCCAAGCGTGGGTTTAAGTAATTAAATACTTTTTAATTCTATCTCTAAATCTTTATAAAGTTTCTCGTAGTGCTTCCAAGTAATGTGATGCACTCCCCAATATCTTTTGCGTTCAGCTTTGAGTCTCGTGTGATGAATGATAGTCGTATGATCTCGTCCTCCCATGAAACGACCTATGGCTGGTAAGGATAAGGTTGTCAGTTCACGCATCAGATTAACTACAACAGATCTACATTCTGCGTAGGCTTGTAATCTTCTTGGAGACATAATCTCTTCATACGTTCTGTTATAAAATCTTAAACATTTATTTAAAATGTATTGTGCTTTCTTATTGGCTTCATCACTAATGTTAATTCTAACTTCTTTATTCTTATTAGCAGGAACATAAACAAACTTAGTTCTTGTCTTAGCTTTTAAGGTATGCTCCTGACCCAGTTTATATCCTGTCATAAAAGCAGATTGGTGAATTTGAATTTCACGATCTGTTAAGTTTCCATAAGCAGAAATGTTTATCTTGTAATTATATTCGTCTAATAGTTTTTGTGTTGAATTTTGAGACATAAGTTCCTTTCTCTGTTTGCACAGTTATAAGTTGTTTTTTATTTTACTTACCAGTTATGTGGTAAGTTCTTCTTGAACTCTCTGAACCTTGAAGGAAAGTTTCTTAGCTTCCTCAAGATACTTTCTAGCTTTCGCTTGAAAGGCAAGACCAAGTTCATACTTTCTTTGCTCCTTGTCCCTTAGTCTTTGGAGTTCCTGTCTGACTTTCGTCATCTTCTCTCCTCACTTTTGTAAAGTCAACTTTAATATTCTTGACTTTGCATTCTACCAAAGAACCACCCTGTCCCTTGGCAGCTTTCTCAACATCATCATATTCTTCCACTGCTGTGAAATCACATGAACCATGTATGTATCTCTTTATCATATATATCCTATTAGTCTATATCTTTTTGATGTAAATCTTTTGCCATATCTAAATAAATACTTGCATCAAGGTATGAGTCTTGTTTATAATTCTCCGCCACTCGCATAAGTTTTAACATGACCATGCAGTTCGCAACCTCGTGAGGTTTAATATCTTCTTTAAGTTTGTTCTTTAAAATCACTGACCAAAGCATAGCAAGGATATGAAAGTTCTCTCTGTAATCTCCATACTCTTTAGTCTTTTGCTCTCTTAACTTTTGTTTAATTTCTTTTTCAAAATCTATTGTGTTCATTATTGCTCCAGTTGTTTTACGAGACAGGCAGGAAAAACAACTTTTTCGAAAGGATAGTCAGAGATGACCATATATGAAAAACCCCGCCTGTCTCAATATAGATACTTTCCTATAACAATATTTAGTACCTATAATTTTGTTTATTACCAAAGTTTGGTTTCTTTTGAAAGTTATTATTTCCAAAAGATTTCTGTTGATACCCACCTCTTTGTGGTGCTGATTTACCAGCTCCTTCAGCAGGTGTTAGGATCACAGTAATGCCGCCTGTTTCCTGTCCTGTTTCAGGATCTTTAGTTTGAAACGCAGCTTGATTGTACCAAACATTTCCAATTTTTGTCCCAATCGACCAGTTTTTATCTGGGTACTTTGGGTTCTTTGGTGCTACGAAAACAGGTAGGTTTGTATTACCTTGTTCTCTAGTTTCGTTTGGTACTAGGTTTATGTATATCTTTTCAGACATATTGTTGCTCCTTATATATTGTGAGCAGGGGTTGGTGTAAAATTACCCTCTTGCTCAAGTTGATGTTCACGAGTTTGATAGATGTCAGTGACTTGTCTATAATCTCGCAAACTATTTTTTAATAAGAAATCAATTCCATCTTTGTGGACCACCTCTCGTAGATATTTTAATCTCGGTAAGTGCGGAGCTTGTTTAAAGTCCTGCTTGATTTCTTCTGGATTGACTCCCTTTGGGAGTGGATCATCCAATTCATCATCATCATTATTTTGATGTGATGTTTCTTTATCCTCGCTGCGAATGTTTAAACCTAACGCTTCGTATTCTTCTTTACTCGTTAAGTCATCATCCAACACTCCCAGATAGGTTAAAGCTCGTGTGAAAGCAAAGGTCTGTGCAATCTCAAGGTAACCAGGTTTATCCCTGTATACTTTTGCATAGGCTTCACTCATAACAAACTCTGGATCTTTTGTGCTAATGATACACTTCATAATCACAGCACGATCTGAATGCTCCATGATTTTAAACTGCACTCCATAGTCTGATCCAAAGAC